CGTGCTGTGGTCCTCGGAGCTGATCGGGTTTTTCAGAAGTGTAGCAATGTGCGACTGCCCCATTATGAAACGTAAGGCGACGGCGAGATGGTTCGTACAACGGGCGCTGATCTGGCGGGTAGCAATTTAGGATTCCGCTTGGGCCAGTAACCATGACGTCCCGCACGTCTGCGGCTGTACGGCCAATTAGAGCTATTCTACGATACTTTCCCGAATCGACACACGAACGAATATACTCGGCACCCGTTCGTGTTTTCCCAAAACCGCGACCTGCCATAATGAGCCACACGCGCCAATCAGTGTCAGGCGGTAGCTGTTCAGGTCGAGCCCAGAAGTTCCAGTCCCATCTTAGGTCAATGAGTTGTTTCGGACTCAGTCTCGATATGAGATTCGCCCTCTCCTCTTCGGGTAGCTGCGCGATCGAGTGCAGCTTGGATGATGCTTCTGGCGGCTTCGGACTCTTCTTCAATTCTGATTGCTTCTCCATCTCTACCAGTTAGCTCCGTTCGTTGTGTATCGTTTTGGTCCAGCAGTTGTTTGCCGAGCCAGATCTGCATGGTGACATTTCCTTGTGCCGCGTTTTGCCACTGAAGTCTGCGAAGAGATGCCTTGCCTTCAGATCGTGCTTTCTCGATCACGTCTCCCAATTTGGGATCGTTCTTTAGCATAGTGTACCAGTAAGTGACATTGATGCCCAGACAAGATGCAATCTCCTCATTGGTGCAATGAATGCGAGCCAGACGCTCGGCGGCTTCATAGTCGATCTGTTTCTTAGGTCGTGCCATGTGTATCGTTCCTGGATTGAGGTTTAGTAGTTATATGATGGCACATTATCTCATTCCTGTATTGGGAGGACCTGAAATTTTTTCCAAAATTTTGGGGGTGGCCCCCTCCGCAATCTGGGATTTTTTGAAAATGGTTTATGCCCTGGGAGAAGGAGGGTCTGTTTTGGGACGGGGGGGTGGCCCTAGCAATTTCCCAGAATGGGACCCAAAAACCTGAATGATTACAGCCGGTTACGAGGTTTCCTGTTTTGGGATTTTTATTTTGGGATCGGCGCAAGCTCCGTGCCAAAAAAGGAACGGGCCGACCGACCCAAAACGGGATTCTCGGTTTGGGACGTGTCCCACTTTGCGGCCTGCCGCATTTTGAGGCGTGCCTCATTGTGCGGCGTGCCTCATTTTGGAACGTGCCTCATTGTGCGGATGGGTCACCGAGTGAGGCGTGCCTCATTGTGAGGTTCGTTCACGCAGTGAATCGTCCGCGCTAGCCTGGGCATCCTGGTCGACCGCAGGTTGCCAGCATTTGAAAAAGTCTAATGATTTCAAGGGTCGCCGCAATTTGGGTCAACCATAGGTCGCCTGGATAGCCTGGACGATTTTTAAAAAGTGTAATGATTTCAGGGAACTTCCCAAAATAGGATTTTAGGAGGCACCGGACGTTTTGCCAGCGTTTCAAAAAACGTAATGATTTCAAGGGTCGTCTCAAAATGGGTCGATTGGAGGCGCCGGACGTTTTGCCAACATTTGAAAAAACGTAATGATTTCAAGGGTGGGGTCAAAATGGGTAAGCCGGATAGCCTGGACGGTTTTTAAAAAGTCTAATGATTTCAAGGGTCGTCTCAAAATGGGTCAATTGGAGGCGCCGGATGATTTGCCCTTATTCCTAAAACCGTAATGATTTCAAGGGAGTTCTGAAAACGGAGGTTTTAGGTCGAGCCGGATAACCTGTCCCATTTCCGAAAAGCGTAATGATTTCAAGGGCGGGGTCAAAATGGGTCGCCTGGATGATGTGGATAATTCACGCAGTGAGGCGAGCCGCATAATGCGGTTCATTCACGCAGTGAAACGAGCCGCACTGTGAGGCACGCTCACTCAGTGAACTAGCCGCACTCCGCGCTGGTTTTCTAAGTCCAAGCACGTGGGGACCTAGCGGTGGTTTAAACGGGTTCTAGTTTATGCGGTTCATTCACGCAGTGAACCGCGCCGCATTGTGAGGCAGGTTCAATCAGTGAGCGATCCGCGTCGGCGCGGCCCGGTCACGCGCTGCGGCGAGCCTCGTTATGGGAACCGCGTTCCCAAAATGGGAATCAGGCGCGTGGGTCATTCTCGGAATGCGGATCCCAGTTTAGGAAAATCCCATTCCCGGAATGGGAAATCCCATTCTCAGAATGAGACATTTTTAAGGAGCTTGTTTAACTTCATATCAGAACCTACCAGATATATTCATTCCCAGTAGAGGACATTCAATCGATGACCCAACCTGCGAAGTTCCCAAATTGAAAAACCTTAGTCATGTCCGTTGTCTCATTCTGCATCAAAGGGCGTTGTGTTCCCATTAGGGACAGTTCCTTTTGAATGATGTCCGTGGCGTCTACTCCCGTTGCTACTTTCCCAGCTAGAGCCAGTCGCCACATCACTGTCCCAATATAGCCATAGGGACTTTCGAACTTATCGAACACGATAATGGCCCCTCCCTTTTTGCGACTAGCGCGCAGGCGATCCATCAATCGTTCTCTTCGTTCTGGTGGGATGAACATGAGAACAAGAAAGCATATGGCTACATCAAACGGGGGGATCTCAATATCGGTCACGTCCGCAATTAGAAGCCCGTCCTTATTTGGGCCAGCGTATAGATCTGCCATCTCCTTCGATGCTTCGATGGGAATGAAGTTAGCTGTACGGCTTTCAAGTGTAGGTCTAAGTGCGTTTCCTATATTGCCAGTAGAACACCCTATATCGAGAACTGTTCCGCTTTTGGGAATGTAGTGTCGGGCAATGTGTGCAACCATTCCCGTGGCTAGTTCGTACCAGGGTAGCTGACTTCTAACGTGACGATCAAAAGCCGTTGCCACCTCTACTGATTCGAACGTCCAGTCGGTGGGTATCTTCATAGTCGGTCCAATACGTGTCTTTGAATTGTCTTCCCAATGTGGGACATCATTACGGGGGGGACTGATCTCCCCAGTCTCTCCCATTGCTGATGGAAGTCGCCAGTGAGTATGAAGTCCTCTGGGAATGAACAGATCTTTCTCAATTCAGGAATGTTATACATTCGACGTTCGAGAACTCCGTTGGGTGCCTGTGCCTCAATATAGGTCCCACCACTCAGATACGCAGTCGGCGAAACCTTAGAACCACTCTGAACTATGGTTGAGGCTGGTCGTGTTGTGGGTTGCCAGTTATCTGGGAATCCGCCTCGTTGTTCTCTTATGACCCAAGGTAGGACTTCTCTTACGGTGTGTTGATATGAAAGCGGTTCAGGGTGAACTGGTTTCAAATTGAGATCACTGCGAACACCTACAAAGATTGTTCTTTGCCTTTGCTGCGGGACTCCAAGCCATTGAGCATCTAAGACCCTACACGAAACGTTGTAGCCACATTCCTTTAATGCGGCAAGGATGATCTTGAAATAGCCTTTTGCTTTTCCTTTTACGAGACCAGAGACATTCTCGGCCACAAAGGTCTTTGGCTGTAGTCCTTTAATGAGACGGACATATTCAAAAAACAAATCATCGACACGTTGCTGGACGTCTGAATACTTTTTGACCTTGCCCCAGCCGGCATCCCTTGTGCCCGAAGTTGAGAACGAAGCGCACGGTGGTGAGCCGTCGAACAAATCCAACTGTCCTATATCGAGATTTGTTTTCTCAAGTATGTCCCGTGGGTGAATCTCTCGGACGTCTCTTGTATCAAGATAGGAATTCGGGTGATTCGCTTTATACGTTTCCTGTGCTGCCTTTACGAACTCGACTGCATAAAGAACGCGATAGCCAGCCATGCGATACCCAAGACAGGAACCGCCTGCACCTGAAAAGGTGCTGACTACGTTGTACCCATTCCAGGGCAGACGTTCGATCTGCCGCATTGTAGGAATGCTATACTCTGGTTTCACTTTGGGGATCCACTCCACTCATACGAGCACTTAGGACAACGGAAGTCCGTTTCGATGTCTTCACCAAGTTCCTTAAATTCATCGGGTGGGCCCATCCCAGTTGTGGAATCAACTAACTCTTTCAATTCGTCACCAGTGAAGCCCGTTGCCTCTGCAAGGTCTTCGTCCTGAATTGCTAAAGCCGATAGAACTTCCGAAAGTGCAGCGTCGTCCCATTGTGCTAATTCAGCAGTACGGTTGTCCGCAATTGCGAACGCTGTGGCCTCTGCCCCTTTTAGAGTGGTTCTGACTACGTTTATGGCTTGCCAGCCAAGCTCCTTCGCAGAAAGGAAAGTCCCATTTCCAGCAATCACTATATTGTCAGAATTAACCACGATGGGTTTTTGCTGTCCGAAAGTGAGAAGGCTTGCCTTGATTGAATCAAGGTTCCTATTGCTGTGTTTTCTAACGTTGGCTGGATCTGGGAATAACGAATCAATTGGCGCTGATTCAATTTGCATGATCTGCCTGCTCCTTTAGATACCGTTTTAATTCCTGAACTGCGACAACTCGCTTTCTAGGACCTAACAACCAGGATCTAAGATTTCCCGAATTGCTCCACCTACGAACTGTAGACATAGACACGCCAAAGATCTTGCTGACCTCTTTTAGGACATAGACTGCCTTATCCTCTGGCAGATTCGCACTTTGGCACATCATGCTCCACATCTCTTCGATGATATCCGAATCGGGACTATTTATCGCATTTTGAGTCATACCCCTACCCTACCAATCGAATCTATGCTTTTCAATCCTTTTGTGTTCCTAATGTGGGATTGTGTTAAAATGGGAACGGGAGGGGTCATGGGGCCAATCTATCTTTTGAAGGACGTGATTAGAAAAGTCCAAAAAACAATGAACCAGAACGACGCTGGTATATGGCACCCTTTATTCCCAGAACGAAGCACAGGCGAGTTGGCAGATCGTTTATGTGAGCTTTCCGTGAGAGTTCAATCCCAATCCGAAACTGATACTAAAACGTTTTCGGAAATAGATTCTATTGGTTTCGTTCTGGACAAATCCCATTTCGATTATTTGTGTCCTGAGTTTCAAATGCTTTGGAGTATTCACAAAGATTTAAACGAAATGAAAAACCCAAATCGAGAATCCAACTTAGAGTATTTCCGCAAAAAGAGATTAATCGAAATTAAAAACAGAACGAGAGAATCCCTAATTGCGACCATTGATATTCTTAAAGACCCAAAATAGGAACGCTGGGACCCCCGGACCCCTGGACCCCCTGTTTCAAACCTCCTTATACTCTCTTATGTCATTCCCATTTTGGGATTGAATCTTACTCTCCCTTATTTACTTCTCTCTCTGAGGGGGGAAGGGGGAGTAAGAGCTATAACCCCTCGATATCATTGACGTTTTCAGTGGTCCCCTTTTGGGACCCCCAGACGATCAAAGGGGGGCATCCCAAAATGGGAATATGTCACTTTGGGACAAATAATCATTGAGTGCTGCTATGTGCTATGATATGAGCGTATGAGGGGTCCCCTGTCTCATTCCGAGACTGGGACAATGTGTCAAAACAATACGAGGGGTGATCATACATGACCAATCCAGATGGTATTCGGGAACTTACGTTTTCACGTTTCCGAAGTGCAAAAGGTATTCTCAAATCGAAACCGATATCAAGAACATGGGAAGAATGGATTCCCGTTTTAACAACTCACAAAACAAGCTCAGATAAGGACACGACCAATTTTGTTTTTGGCAAAATAGGAACTGGCGAAACTCGCAACGATAAGAACGTTGAGTTCATCGACGCAATGGCGTTGGACATCGATTGCGTTTCCGATGAAACACTTGAGCAGGTCGTGGACAAGCTTTCCCAATTTGAGTTTGTGATGTTTACTTCCTTCAATCACAAGTCTCCTGATCTACCTATAGAGGCCAACAATAAAGTTCGTATCATTTTGCCACTAGAGGAGCGTATCGCCCCAGGCGACTACAAGAAAATACAATCCCGTTTTGATGCACTCATTGGTGGCGAGAACGATAAAGGCGTTCGCAAAATAAGTCAGCCTTACTACATTCATTCGTGTCCTGTTTCGAGAAAGCCTCATGCGTTTTCTATCTACAACTCAGGCGACTGGATCTCAATTCAGGACTTACCTGAAATCACTGTAGCCGAGAGCGTAGCTGCCGAAGAGTTTGCATCTACTATGCAGATCTCAAAACAGGACTTAAGAAAAGAGGCACGGCGCCTCGGTCGCGCAAGTACAGACCACAAACGCAAAATGGGAATTTATCTTGAGCGGGTTGCAGATGGTGAAGCGTTCGTAACAGATCAGACCAGGGACAACGTTATGTTCCTGATGGCTTGTCACCTTGCAGAGACTTGGCCGAACATCGACGCAAACCACGCAGCAAACCTATTCAGAGATAGTTTAGAAGCACTTTATCAAGTGCGCCAATTTGAGATTGGTGTGAGTGGTGCGATTACCGAAATGGGAAATAAGATAAGACGCAAGCAAGAACGCATTGCAGAAGAACGTGCCGAGCAAGCCCAAGTCCGATTATCAAATCGAGAACGAATCAATAGAAACATTCGGCCAGACGGACAGTCCCACGACTACACGGACGAAGAGATGCAAGCGATTGCAGACATGCAACGTGTGGAGCGTTCCGAGATTGAGAAGATGGCAATCGTGTACTGCGGCTCGGCTAATTTCTTTATGACCCAAAGTGGGTACGAAGGTCCGTTCGGTAAAGACGATGCAAACGAAGCGGTCAGAGAGTTCTTGTGTCCTTTTGGGAATCGCATTGCTCTGGACTCAGTTAGTTCAAATGGCAACACGTCGCCAAAGACCATAAGCAAACTGCGAATCCC